ATCAGCAGGGATTTCTGGTAGGGTAGGAGTTTCGTAAACAATTTTTTCGTTTGTGTCTCCAGTAAATGTTCCTGTGGCAACACCACTCTTGACATAAATTTTTTGAGAATATCCAGAAACCAATGTCTCAAGGGAATCTCCATCAATTACAATATCCGTGGCATTGATAGTTCCTTCCGATGTGATGTCACCCCTTACGATAAGGTCTTGGTCAACAATCTCATCTCCTCTCACATAACTATTTCCAGAGACAATTGGTGCAGGAAGACCACCATTACCAGTTGCATCAAGTTTTAATGCACTAACGACATCAAATGTGCAAGAGCCAGCAGAGTCGGCAACATCTGGGTCTCTGGACACATAACTGATTGTGCCACCAACTCCTGTGTTGACGAACTCACCAACAATGCCAGCCGCACCTCCAGAAATTGTCACATTAATTACATCGCCACATTGGATGTTAATAGAAGAAGATGGAGCAATACTAACAACGCCTCCTACACAGTTATAAGAGCCTCCAATTCCAATGTGCATAGAGTTCCCAACAAGCACTTGAACATTGTTTTGAACTACCCCGTTTTCATCCATATATGTGGGGTCTGGCTGAATAGTACCACGCATATAAACAGTATCAGCCGTGATGTTAATGGTATTATCAAAGACTTGACTCAAAGAAACCTTTTTCAAGTTATCTTCACTTTGGTCGTAAATCATCAGACTGTCGTTGGACAAATCAATATCAGCACCAACCCCAAGACCTGTGATTAGAGCCTTCTTGGGAGTTGCGTTTTCTACTGTGTCCTTGAGAGTTTCTGCTGTCACCAAGTCTCCTGTGACCCAAAGCACTCCAGATTCAAATGTGTCGTTAGTTGCCATTGTTATTCTTTAGATTGGTTAGATTTGTTCTGCACCATAGCATATACAAAATTACTGCGTATGGACGCATCAAAGGATTCTGATTCAAATTTCACTTGGATGCCTGTTCCAATTTTCCTAACAGGATTCCTCCTAGCAACATCTCCAGTCTCCCTAGATACATAAAAGTCGATTTCCGTTGTGGTGTCTGGGTTGCTTACGATTGCAGAAGTCGTAATCCTAGACCCAGAGGTTGTGTCATATTCAGACTCAATAGTGCTGAATCTCTTGTCACCAATGCTGTTCATCGTGTACCTTCTGGTGATAAGTTCAGAACTGATGTTATAAGGCTGATATTGTAATGTAGAAAGAGTAAGAATTGGGGCTACTAGAGGGTCGTCAGAAAGAATGAAATCAAGCGTTGGAGTCCCAGCAACATCACCCCATTCGTCCCAAAGCAGTTCTTCCATCAAGAAGACACCTTCATCCGTATCCACAGAATATAACCTTCTTTGGTTGTTTGTCTTCCCGCTAGCCCATTTGAAGATATCAAATCCGTCTTGATAAAGGTCAACCGACTCCCAGTTCTTAAGGATAAAATTAAACACCATAACAGCGTTATTGACCTCAGAATCGTCAAGTGGGATTGCTAGGTAGTATCTATTGCCAAAGTATGTGGCACAAGACCTGTAGTTATATGTCTTGTTGATTCTTGTAATTACATCGTCAACTGGTGCAGAAACAGGTTCTGAGATGGAAAGAAGTCTTACAGATTCGTTTGTTCCTGTGGGTTGAGGAGACAGGAAGTAAATCCCGTTGTCAGACATAAACATAACACCTCCATTTGCTTGGACAATAGTTCTTCTTGCAGAACATCCAATGTCTGTGACTAAGGTTTTGATGAACGAGTCATTAGACAAGGCATCTCCAGTAACATACCTTCCAACACCTACATTGACATAATAAATACTATTCCTGCAAAAGACTAGGAACTCATTTAGAGTCCAAGGAGAAATAGCAACAACCTCATCGCTACCGCTTTCGTTAAACACGAACTCATCAAGAATATCCCAATTTTCGTGGTCTAAATAGTTTGATACCGAAACACAGTTTCTTGGATTGTTTGTAGATGTATGATGCCGACCAAGAGCAACCAATCTATTGCAATAGTACAGCAAGCCTTGGCAGTTAGGGAACTGATGCCCAGCCCCAGAGCCAGTCGGGAAAACAGTCGTTAAGTTTGTGTTAAAGTCGAAGTAGAAAGGTCTTTCATCAAGCCCTCTTGACACGAAAATCTTTCCCATAGCGTACACGACATCCACTCCGTCCTGTGTGGACAAAAGCGTAGCCCCGTAACTTTGAGTAGAATATGTGTTAGTTACTGTGTTGTAGAACCTAAACTTGTCGGCAAGAGCCAGAATAATGATAGTCTCGCCGCTGGAGTTATACATCTCTCCAACGCCATAGACTTCTTCCGTTTCTGGATACGACTTTAGCCTCTTAGCACCAAGACGAACAGAAGCAACACCCCTGTTCATTCTGATGTTTACTGCCTTGCTTACAACCCCTTGAGGCAGAGAAGAAGGATTGTCACGGCTATTAAGCCCGACAAATCCTAAATCTCCGTCCTTTTGAGGTTCAAGCGGCATTACTTGTTGATGAGGTCAACAATGTCCTTAGCCTTGCCGACCTTGGACGAGTTGGCGTTCTTGACTCCAGCGTAGAATCCTACGCAAAAAGTAAGAGCAAGGGATGCAATGATAGCGAGTAGTGTGAACATAAATTATGTAGCGTAGTTATAAGACAAACCTCCATAACTGGCAGTAACCTCAACAAGACCAACCCCATCTGTGTAAAAAGACCCTACATTTCCTTCAGTATATGTGGTTTCTCCAAGTGTTTGACCAAATGTTACATTACCAGAATCCCAAAAGACGCTTACTGGGGTTGTGCTTACTTCAAAAGCAGGAATATCTTGTCCATTATAATCTTGTCCTCCTGTGTAATAATAAGTGCTGGTAAGAGGGTCTGTAAAATCTACAGTAGCCGTTCCTGTCTGTGTCCCAGCAGAAATGCTGTTGCCAGAAAACACATACGATGCAACAAAGTCTTGCACATAAAAGCCTTGAAGGGAAATGTTCTGACCAACAACAAGGCTTTGATTGACATTAAGATTGCCCGTAATCGTTCCTCCAACAAGTTTTAAGGCTGTAGGGTCTGTTTCAACAGTAATCCCGCCTCCTCCACCTCCAATGATTGAGATAGCCATTAGACGAGAGAATAAGCGATGTGAACAGGAGTGCTGGTTGTATTAGAAACAGCCCTAACAATCCCGTTATAGTTTTCAAGAGTCAGACTTTGCATAGGGTACAGTTTGATTCCCGTAGTCCCAGCCGCATTAAGAATGACATCAACAACGGCTGTGCTATGCTGATTCTGAATCAGAAGCATCACACGCTTGTCGTAAGGATTTGTCGTAGGTGCAAGAATCTGCACAACTGACGCATTAATAGTAGCGTTAGAATGTGTAAACGCTTTTGTGAATGGTGTATTGAATTGAATGTGTCCCATATTAGTAAGTGCGAATCATATTTATTTTTCCAAATTGTCCCTGCTGTCGAAGCATCTTGTCGTATTCAAGTTCAAGAACTTCTTTGGCTTTTCCTTCAATAGCCGCTGCTTCTTGAATCAGACCTTCAGAAACAAACCAAGAAGCGGAAGCACCCCAAGCCATAAACTGAGAAAAGACATAAGGTATTTCAATCTTTCTCCAGAGAGCAGGGTGTGTGTTGGGGTTTTGACCAGCAGTTGTAGTAACTGCAAGGCATACATAAAAATTACCAGAATGAGGTTTGCCAGCGACAGGAGTATAAACTCCAGAACCAGAGCCAGAATCGAAATAAATTTGTGCATCCTGATAATAGTTCACTGTCGGGCTATACAAATCTCCTTCAAGAACTGGACAATCTTTTCGATAAAGATACCATCCGCTAGAAAGATTTTGATTAACAACTACATTGTGAGATGTGCCATTGTCGTAAATCTGATACATCACTTCAACGGCTTTTGTTGTTTCTTGAGGATTTCTTGAGAATACTCCAAGAATCTCATCTGCTTCCGAAACTGGAGTAAAATAAGTTTCTCCATTAGAGCCTACAGATGTAGTGAATTGCTCGATTCTGCAAATATCAGCCCATTGGCTTGATTCCCAAGCCTCACGGAGTCTAGACGAAGCAAAGTCACGGAACTGAGCAAATGTCTCAGCCGTGATGTTGTGCCTGTCGTTTCCAGAATACTGGAGAGCGTCAAACAAGATTTTACTAAAATCGGAAGTACGCATTATGTAAGATATCCGTCCGCTGTGAAAATTGCCCCATTGACAGTTGTTTTCTTCGCATAGTTGCGAACAGCCGTCTCTGGGTTGTCCCTAAGAAATTCATCTAGGAACTGATTGTCTTCCCAGCACTCGTACCCCAACCGCTGACCCCAGTAGTGCCAAGCGGCTAGGGGAATACGAGCCTTGAGTTGACCAATGCCTTCAATGCTGTTGGCTTCGTTGGCGTGGTTATAAACAGCCGCCTGTTTTGCAGACGACTGTGCTTTTACTTCCTCCATCCTCCACCCACGGAGGAGTTCCTCCTGCACCCTCTTACGAAGATGAGGAGGAATAACCTCTGACAAGTCTTGGATGAAATCCGACATCCGCTATTAGGCGGTGAAGTCGAACACGCCGAAGGCGAGGGGGTTGTAGACGCAGAGACCAGCGACAGCCTCAATCATTCTGGCTTCACCACCACCAGCATTGGGGAGGGCAGTAACGCCAGCGACATTGCCGCCGTAACGCACTTCAATCTGGTCAAACGGAATGACATAACCAACGAAGGTGTTGCCAACTCCAGCAGAAGCCTTGAGGTAGTGCGAAGGGTGAAGACGCAGTTTGCCGAAGTCGCCTTCAAACACATCAACAGAGGCGATGTAGGCGGACTCATTTGCTTCACGATTGAATGTACGAACCGCTGTCTGCGTGTCGGTGCTACCAGAGGAGGGCGTAGTGAACACGAGGTTCGTGAACGCTCTCTTGAGGGCTGTTCCAACAAGGCAGTCATAATCACGGAACTGGCCTGTCTGCCCGTAGATTCCAGTGAGGACTCCCTGAACAACGGACTCGGTAAGGGCGGCTGTGCCGACTGTCGAGCGATTGGCTGTGGGGGTCTGGAATGTCGAGGCGATGGGCAGAGTAGAGTCCTGCGAGCCAGAGCCAGCGGCTTCAAGCCACTTGTGAAGGCCACGGGTCAGATAGGGGACTGTGCCGTTGTCAGCCTGAGCACCATTGTCGGAGCACATCGTGGCTTCCATGTCACGCTTGATGGCTTGGATGCCCTTGGCGACATTGTTCGCCAGTTCATCACGCACACCAGCGACAGTGGCGATATCCTGTGTCAGAGGAGACACACGGACGGAGCGTCTGAAGATTTGGATGTAGTTGCTAAGTTCAGAGCGATATGTAGTCGCACCATCCTTAGTGTAGTTTTCGTAGGTCGAAACATCCGTGCCGTCCACAGTGCCAGTGGTCTTGGGCGTAGGAAGGCTGTCGGCTTGCCAGCGAAACAGCGTATTTCCGGGTTTAGACCCCTTCTTAGCCATCGAGGTGAAGGGTGTATCCTTCGCATCGACAAGGGCGATGAGGTCAGCGAGTTCTTCTCTCTTACCAGAGGAGAATGAGGGTTCTGTGAGATTAGCCATAGTATTAGGTCTTTAGTTTGTTTACAGGAACTTAGATGCGATGATAGAGGAGAGGTCGTCTCTGGAACCAGTTGCCCTGAATCTTGACTTCGCAATTTGAGCCTTTGCATCCTTGGATTGTACCCTAGTAGGAGATGCGGACGGCTTTGGCTGTGGAACAGCCTTTGCGATGTTGGTCTGTGATGTCTTTCCCTTCGACTCACGAACCTTGATTCCCGTGACCAAATCACCAATTACCATCTTATAGTCTGGGAACTTTCGCACTTCAGGGAACATCTTGATGAATGATTCAGCCATTTGCCTTTCACGGGCGGCTTTATCCTTCCACCAAGGGTATTCCTTGCTTGCGACCTGTTCAAACTGCTGGTAATTCTGGATGTAGTTGAGACGCTTGGGGAGATGTTCTTCAAGAGCGTCCAAGGCTTTCACCTTAATGTTCCTGACATCTTCCGCACTGTACTCGACTTCGTTTCCATCCTTGTCGGTCACGACAGCACCATCGGGATTCATCTCGCACCAACGCCGAATCGACTTGGCCTGTTCAACTTCTCGCTGAACATCCTCGGCGGTGTTGAGGTTTGAGTAAGGATTGTCGGGGGTAGGAATCTGTGCCGTCCTTTCAGACTCTTGCGACAGTCGTTCCACTTCCTGACGAAGCCTCTCAACTTCAGCCTCGGCCTCACGCTTCTTGGCGGTGAGTTTGTCAATGCGTTTCTTGACTCCCTTTGGCAGACCTCGCTCGGTTTCTTCTTCTTCAGCCGTTTCACTGGCTTCAGGTTCTGATTCCTCCGTTTGGTCTGTTTCTGTTTCCTGAGAAAGAACTTCCTGTTCTTCTTCCGTAGTCGCTTCAAGGGCTACGGGGTCTTCCGCTTGTTGTTGGTCCGAGCCAGTGGACTGCTCGTTATTTTCCTCACCGCTTAGGAAACTCTTACTGACAATATCAGTAAGTTTTGTTAGGTCGAAGGTGGCGGATTGTCCTTCGTTTGTGTTCGTGGGGTTGTTTTGAGCCGTCCCAAGGTCGGCGGGTTCACTGTTTTCCATTAGATATAGGTCTAAAGTCCTTTTAGTAGGCAGGGTTTTTATAAGTCCCAGAACTTTGATTAAGAACTTAGTGTAATATTCTTGACTGCAAGAGACTTCGTTATCTTAGTCCGTTTTCTTACGAATCATTCAGGTGGACGGCCTTGGTCTCGCAAAACATCATTCCTTGTGTTAATCAAGATTTCTTTAAAAGTAGAAAGAGCGTCAGCCCTTCCACAATACCAAGCCCTATCCTCTCCCTTGACTTCATTTGAAATAGCCTTGGCAGTTTCAGCCTCAATGGAGGCATCCAAGAGCATTTGAACAGCCTTCCAGACTGGATTTCCAGCCTCAAAGCACATTCCTTGGATAAGTTCTTGCGGAAGCATCACTGCATGCCCTCCTGAGCCTCATCTGCGGCCTGAATCTGCTGTTGCATAGCGGAAGCCGCCTGCTGGTCAACAGGTGTCACGCCAGTTCTGCCA